TAAAGTAAGGATTCCAAAATAAATGAAACAGGTGACTCAGTAATATAGTGATAAAGTAAATAGAAGTGAAAATCCACTCTATTTCAGAGGAACCATTACAGGCAATCTCAATCGGACAGATATCCCACCTGGTTACTATGTAATTGGTGCTCCTGGAACTACTTCAAATGGTCTACTTGGAACAAGCGATTGTTATTGCCAATTCATACAGTTTGGCGACAGCTATAAAACCCAAATGATTATTGATTCTGGTGATTTACATACTCGCTCCTATATTGGAAATCCCTCTGCTTGGACGGCTTGGACCAATCTATTGACTTCTGGCAACGCTGCTATCAATACCACTTATATTTCTAAGGCAAACACTACCTTTGCCCGGTGGAAAAAATGTGGACGTATGGTAACGGTTGAACTATATGATGTAGATACCAAAGCAGGCTATTCCACCGATAATGTGATGGTCATTGCTACAGGACTGCCTATTCCTTGGGGTGGTGAAACTATGGCTTCTTTGACAGGGCATGATAAATCAGCCAATAAAGCAGTGCAGGTACGATTACATGTCGATTCTGCTGGGGTTCTGAAACCATGGTATATTGGTACATCGACAGTTATGGGAATTAGTGGTTCCTTTTCGTATACTACCAATTAGATATAGTAACTGTCTTACAGATTATACGATTCCAAACACATGAGTAATCGGAAAGGTTTCTTTGTTTCCGACATCACCACCATAGTAATAAAGTACATTAGAGGTTTTTAAATTGCTTAGTACATTACCAGAATAATTACATTGTGCACAGTAAATGCGTTGTCCGTATTGAGCATTGAGGTCTACCCCATAAGCATACAAGGTATTTAAAAATTTAAAACCAATCATAGGTATAGGAACATGACTAAATCCAATAAGGAACAGATTATACTGTGAAAAATCTGGCACAGTGAGAGTTCCAGAAGTCCAGCCATCTCCATACCATAACTGCTTATAGACTTTCGCTATGTTCAGCTTATCACTATTTAATTGAGTGTACTTGTCCCATAATACCTTTCCTTGCGCTGCTGATAACGCCTTATTGGTCGCCGTTGACGTACAGTTATTTACAATATTCGATATCAAAAAACAGCTAGATTTGACATCATTACAGAATTTTGCCATAATTCCCCACATCACTCGGAATGTCTGGCCGGCTGTTGGCACTGGAAAACTCGTGTTATTCGCCGTAAACCCTGACACTTTTGCGTCGGCTGCATCCCCTCCGCTGGACGTTAGCTTGGTTCCCAGCTTGGTATTGATTTCTGTTTCCGTATAGTACCTCCCATCATGGTCTGCACTGCTTTGGTGGTTGGTTAGAGACGTTATCACCGTTGTAATTCTGTCCCATAAACTTTTCCCTTGGACTGCTGCTAATGGCTTATTCGTTGCCGTTGATGTACAGTTATTGATAATATCTGCTGTATTGACCTTCTTATTTAACTTGCTTTCTACCGATTCCCCATCGGAACAGAACACTACACGGCCATCGGTATGTAAATAATAAATATTCCCATGTTCATCCTGCAATTCTACTAATAATTTTTCCATGTTTCCTCCCCTATGTTAATCTCAAAAACATCTTGCGTTCCGTTGCCGTATCATAGTTTGTCCCAACACGGAAATTACTCCCGTCCTTGCCTGGTGGTCCGGTAGGTCCCGTTGCTCCGGTTGGTCCTACTGGTCCGGTTGCCCCCACCTGCCCAGGCACTCCCCGTTCTCCTTGTTCTCCTTTTTGACCCTGCTGCCCCCGTAAGGTTCCATTATCCAATTTCTGTTGAAATGTCTGACCGTCCGCAAAGAATACCAGGTCAGCGGTTGTTCTTACATCTGCATCTCCTAGGTACTCTCCGGTTTTTTCGTCATATAACTGAACCACTACTTTCAAGTTTGACATATGGTATCCTCCTCCCCTATGATTCTAAATCCTAAAGCCCGATTGGTTTTTATTGCCCGATAGGATTGGGTATTGGTCACATTCAGATACCAAGTATTATGTCTGCGTTCCGATACTGGAATATTTTCATTCATCACGACAATGCCCGATTTGGTTTCCATTCTCTCCTCAAACATTTCGATTGTGACCATTCCATTCGGGTTAATAAACGCCGTTATTTTGGTAGCACCATCGATTGCAATATCTAATGTGATATCCAGAAATTTTTGGGCTTCTCCTCCTTCCGCATAAATATATTGTGGATCATCTGCCATATCCAAATAGGCATATAATATCTCTCCCTTGTCTGGGTCGTCTGCATAAACCCCCAGTTCTGTCATAGTAAATCCCGTTTCAACCCCAGCAGAACTGACTTGCATGGTGATTTGTGCAATATCATCTTCCGCCTTACATCTGGTTATCATTCCGTTCATTTTGTATTGTACCAATCCCACCATGCTTGCTGGATCGAAACCCTTTGGAAGAATTCCGGTTCCGATTTCAACACGTGTAAAGTTCAGAACACTTTTCGCTGCAATTAGTTTTGTTAAAAGACGCATCCCATTTTTAGTAATTACTGTACCATCCAATCGCTTCGCCTCCTTTTTAGAACTTTCTGATTTTGTTTTGTACCATGAACTCTCAGTATTTTAGGCAATTATTACCGATTGGATAGGATAACCAGAGATGTCTTACACTACAAATACCTGGTTTTAACGGAATTCGTTTTTTGACCGTTTTATAATAAGGATTCACATGAAACTTGGTTTTCACAAATACTTCCCTGCTGACTGCTGCATATATCTTAGTCTTTTTTGTCCGTTCTGTGTGAATGGAATCCATATGAGCTGACAGCCGTTTATAGATATTTATTTTTTTCATCATATCTTCAATATCTATCTGCACATTTTGGGTTCCTGCATTTAAAATCACTCGAAAATGAAACGGCTTCCCACCATATTCAAACCATTCTTCAATCCTGCTTTCTGGATAAATCGCTCGAATTGCGGTTTCCACTGCATAGACAGTTCCCATTTTTTTATGAACTTTCACGCTGCTTTTTACTAGATTTCGTTTTATTTCCAGCGGATAGGCATAGTCGTACCAGTCAACATGCATATCATATGCCAGGATATCAATTAACCCCTCTGGTAATTCATCGATACGCGAATATATTAAAACTTTATCAATATTTCCTGAAACATCTAGCGCAGCCTTTGTAACCGCTGCTGCAAGCGCCCTCATTTTAGGGTCATGTTTCAATGCTCCTGGTAAATAATCTGTAAAATCTATTGTAAAGATATCCCTTCTGTGGTTCAATGTTTTCTCCTGGTCAGGCATCTTCCACGCCCCCATTCAGTATCCTTATTGTATTTCTGTTTATCCGTGCAACATGGGTATCCTCCACCACTTTAAAGATTGGTTTTCTTACTTCTACCCGTTTTACACCAGTTGCCATCATTAACTGAATCAGATAGGATGGATTAATATCCCTCCCCATTTTTCCTGTCTGCCACCTTATGTAATCTTCAACTGCTGTTTTTATATCCCGTTCTATAACACTGGTACTTATCTGCTCGTTTCTTCCTATGAAAAATGATACATCTAGTTCAAATATGTCTTCTTCTGGCATGGAAACTGTAACCACATCAGTTAATGGTCTAATATCAGAAGCATTAAGAGCTGCTTCAATTTCCTGTAAAATTGCTTGGGTAGGCTGCTCTCCATTCTGTAATAATATTCGGATATCTACGATTCCTGGTTCTGGGCTTGTCGCTGCTACATCAGCGATTGCTGCACTTACCGATTTGGCATGATAAATATATGCATTGATTGGCCCTGCTGTAGAAAAACTCTCCATGCTTTCTCTCATGCGTTCATAGTATTCTGTGTCCCCTTCTACCTCAGCACCGCCTTCCGTTTTTGTTATATTTTCTGCTTTTAAGTAATAATCGTAAACATCTACAATTTCCTTTACTTGTCCTGGTGCAAGATTGTTCCCTATGATACCTGGTGTCTGACATTTCCCATTTACTTCCCCGTAGGTTTCCCCCGCCTTTATTTCTAATTCTTCTGTGGTTTCAAATATGATTTCTCCATCAAAGGTTATGCGTGTCCCTTTTGGAATGATTACACTTTGATTTTGTGCCATAGATATGTAACACCTAAATTTTGCCATGGCTGGAGTTGCTGGAAGACGTTTGATATCTTTAAAAAGTTCGGCAAGACTGTCCAAATAGTTGCCTTTGGCATACCTGGGAACATTCTTTTTTGCTGTTTCATTGATCAACACTCTCTGTTGCACCATAATAGCAGCACACCATGCTATAAAAAGACGTTCTGGAGAAGCAGGATAGACTTTATAATGTGTTCTCCCTGACTGTTTCACCATCTCTTCATACAGTGCAATCATATTGCTTTCAATTACTTCTGTACTGGTTTCTACAAACTCAATGTCAGGATATTCCCGTTCAATCTTCATTTTCCTTTACCCCTTCTAGCTCAATAATCGGTATCAGCTTCCCTGTAAACGCATGTTCTTCAAAACTTATGCGTCCTAAAATTGCCCGCGGCTCAAATTCTTCTATTTGGTCGTACAACTGTCCTATCATGATATTTTTGACAACAGGAAGCGGTCTGCCTATCAACTGAGAAGGCAGACCTAAATTCCTGAGCATAGGGCAGGTATTTTCCCATGTGTCAATAATGATGGCTATATTCTGCAATACTTCCTGATACACATTATTTGGAGCAAGGTCTATTGTTTCAAGCAGGCTCCCATCTCCTCGGATTATGTCCATGTTTCATCACCTTTTTGGATATTCTTTCAGTGTCACCTTTGCACTGGCTGCCCATAGTTCCCCCTGTCTGTCAAACCGTTTTAAGTCAACGGTTCCTTTCTGCATGACCCATTTGTAACTTCCATATACCTTTCCGCCAATAACAAGACGCTGTGCATATCCACTCTGCACCATATTCCGCAGTCTGCGGATTTCCTTTAACGGATTTACTCCTAAAAATACAGAAAAGACCATGGAAAAGGATATCGTTTCTATACTGGGGCCTATGTATTCTAATAAATCAGCTTTTATATGCCTGTCATGGGTTGCATAGTCTGCCGAAAAGTCCCAGCTCATGCTGTCAAATGTTCTTACCGTTTTATCCGATACACTAAAAACAAGGTCTCCGAAACTTCCAATTCTTGCCATTACATTACCTTTCCTAATATATAGCCTTCCCCATCTCCATCAGGTATCATGAAACATAGCACCATTTCCCCGATATCTGGAATCCACTCTGTGATATATGCTTCATGGCTATGTCCTTCTTCTGTCTTGGTAGTATTCCCTTGAGTTTCTTTTTCTGTTGGAACAATGATTCTATGTGTGACCAGAATATGCAGCTCCCCTGAAATAATCCCGCCTTTATCTCCAAATTTAACACGAGCTTTCATGGCTTCTTGGTTTACACTCTGGACAATCCCTTTTCGCACAATGTTCTTTAACTCTGTAAAGTCTGCCATCAGTATCCCTCCAGCACCTGTTTTAGTGATAAATCTACGGTGTAGCCTCCTGTCAGGTTATGCTTTGCCCGGGTTACTTTGTACTTTTTATCAAATTTCTGGAATCCTTTTAATGTTACAATAGTCCCTGCTACCAGACAGACATCTCCTACCACTTTTAAACTTGCTGTATATTCCTGAGTGTTTTTTTCTCGCAGCCGTTTTTTTGCCAGTTGCTTTGCTTCCTCTGTGTTGTGAATCTTTTCATTGATTTCTAAAATCTGTCCGGTTCCTGTGTTGCTGTCTGGTGTATAAGTATATTCTATGGTTTCTTTGCTGTCTGGGTCAGAATAGGAAACATGACAGCTGGTGTATGCGGTATCTGTTAGACTGGTTCCCAGTTTGTACGATAGAATTTCCTTTCCTCCAAAACAAAATGTTTTTACTGCTGGTTTTTTGTCATATTCAGCGGCATCATAAATAATAATTTTCAGTGTTGTCACCTTCAATGCCATTCCTGCTGCATGGCATAATTCCTGTAAAAATTTAATATCAGAAGTCTGTACTTGTTCTTTTCGATTGAATTTAGGATTATCAACTGCTTCATACAGGAAAGAAAGTCCATTATCGCCCGCTATCTGCTCCCCAATCCCTTTTAAGGTAATATTTTCCCATGCCCTTGACTTTTTTGCCATCCGCAATGTAGAAGTATATGGAATCGAGGTACTTTTTATCGTTACTTTCGTAGGCGGTCCTGATACATCGATTCCGTCAATTTCAAAGGTTCCTATATTCAAGGTTACATCTTTTCCTGTCCCTTCCCAGTTTTGCTGAATTAAGACAGCAGTTACAAGTTTGGGGTTAGCTGCCTGTGATTTTTCTGTGTTTTCAACGGCTGTACTTTTTGCATTGCCTCCGGTTGTTATCCGAAATACTTGTCCAGGATAAATCAAATCTGGATTCTTTATATTATTTTCCTGTGCTATCTGAGTATATTTTTTTGCACTTCCAAGATACTGCCTGGCAATGGCTGATAAGGTATCCCCTCGTTTTACCACATAATTGATAACCGTTTCCGTTTCAACTTCTTTAACAACTTGCTTTGCCGTTTTTACCATAACTGGTTTTACTTCCAGCCAGTCTCCAAGAAGATTTCTTTCCCTATCCTCATACACTATCTGAAAATCATCCGTATGTCCGTCTTCATTATCCGTATAGCTTGCACTTACTAAATGCAGCTCGATATCTTCTGGAACCGAAACATTTTCAAATTTTAGTTTTAGTATCGCTCTGCGTGCAAGGTTTTTATCGCTCATGCTATATCAGTATCTCCCGTTTCCAAGGCGGAAGCTCCATGCTTTGGTCTTCCTCTATTGCTGGGATAGTTAAAACTATCCCAGCAGGTAAGACAAACCATGCAGCATATTCCAGATTTGCTTTTATGAGTTTATCTGTATGTAGGACACTTCCCATCTGTTGATAGGCTATTTGGTCCCACATGTCTCCAGAAATGGTTGTGTAGGTTTTATTCATGCCTTGACCGCCTCTCATCATCTGCTCTTTTATCCAGAAGGTCTTTCACATCCTGCAATAAACTTTTGTTGTTTTCCTGCAATTTTTCTTCTAAATCCCCTGCCTTATCACTGTCAACATAGATAGTCGGATTATTATTGATTACAATAGAATTTCCTCCCTGCTGCCAGGCGTTGTTCATAACTTCCAGGGGCTTTGTTTCTGGCATCTTGACATTATTATAAATTTCCTGTGGAAATGTTCTGACCGTTCCTTTTATTGCTGCGCCTTTTACAGCAGCATTTTGCGCCTGCATGATGTCTTTTGTCTGCTGCGCTGTGTATATGGTCATTCCTGGCGCATGGGTTATCAACTCTGGCCCTTCTTCACCTGCAATAAAGGTATCCGGCGTATTTTTTGTTCCTTTTGCAAATGTCGGAATTGTGGGGATATTGATTCCTTTTCCTCCTACACCTGGAACCCAGTCTGGAATTTTTATGCTGTTTAATCCAGAAATTGCACTGTTAATCATGCCTATAATTCCATTAACAGCACCTGTTGCAATTCCTTTCAGACCGTCCCAAACACCCTGGAATACAGTTTTCACGCCTTCCCAGGCCGCGCCCCAATTTCCAGTAAAAACTCCTGTAATAAACTGAATTAGCCCAGAAAAAACTTGCTGTGCCGCCTGTACGATTGTGCCGATTGTCTGAAATACGGTACTAAATACCGAAAGCACCTGTGGCAGTGCTGCCTGAACTGCTGCTAAAATCTGCTGTAAGACTGGCTGTATAATGCTCCATATAGTCTGGAACACTGTCTGGACAACAGGCAAAACCGCTGAAAGAATCGTTATTATCATAGTCCCCATCTGCTGTATTCCCTGTACTATGGCCGGAAGAACCGTTGATACAAGATAGTGAAATACTTCACTGATAACCGGAAACACAGATACTTGAAGGAAGCCTATTATTTCTTCAATAATTGGCATAATTCCTACAATAAAACTTCCTATTATCGGGATTATGGCTCCGATAAAGTCCGCGATTGCCTGAAAAACTTTCATAATCTCAGGGGCTGCTGATTGTACTCCGCTGATAATTCCTGGAACGATGGTTGATATCAGCAGATTAAATACTCTTTCTGCAGCAGGAACTATATTTGTGGTTACAAATCCTACAAAATCCCCTACTGCATGGGTTACTTTCTGAAAAACAGTTGAAAATGTATCAAATATCGCAACACCTTTTTTGCCGAAAATTTCGTTTATCTTGTCCCTTGCTGCACTCAAATTGCCATCAGAAAAAACAGTTTTGATGGTTTCACCTGTACTTTTTATAACTGCAACAATTTTATCAAAAATTTCAAGCCCTTTTTGTCCAAAAACAGTTCCTATGGTTTCCCTGACTTTATCAAAGTTTTTCCGCAGTAGTTCTACTGCAGTAATTATCATAGTTATTACGCCTACTATGGGGAGAACCTTTCCTGCTATCCCACCTAATGGGCCTAATATGGTAGTTCCCAGTTTTCCTAATGGACCCAATGCCGTTTTTATTACATTCCCTACAGGGGCAATCACAGCTCCCAGCTTGCTAAAGCCAGAAGCAACCATGTTTCCTATCGTTCCTAGTGGGGAACGCTTAATGAAGCTGCTGATACCTGATAATGGTTTTAGCAGAAATGAAAGTAACTTTGTCCCTGTTTTTGTCAGACTTCCTCTCAGAGTTCCGGTCATTTGTGCAATTCCGGCAGACAAGCTTCCTTTTATACTTCCAAACAATTCTCCTGCCTTTTGGAACAGGATATTTCCTTTGAACATATCTCCGGCTGCTTTTCCGACTCCTCCTAATGCATTAGTGACATTTTTAAAGTATCCTATCACTCCTCCCCCTGCTGCTTTTAATTTGTTTCCTAATCCAATACTTTTTGCCCCAAGAATTGCCGTTTTCCCTTCAAAAAGTGCAAATAGTTTTTGTACGTTTACAATTCCATTTTTCATTTCCAGAAATCCCAGTTTTGCGGTAATTCCAGCTAGTTTCATTCCAGCAAGTGCTGTGCCTGCCTTTAAGGCTGTCTGAACCAGTTTCGGATTTTCTTGTGCAAATTGGGAAATCTTTACTACTACGGCTGCAACTTTATCTGCGACCTTTCCTACTATCGGCAAAAAAGTCTGTCCAAGGACAATACTGAGATTTGCAAAACTGTTCTTTGCTTTCTGCATTTTTGATTCTGTTGTACTGTCCATCTTTGCAAAGGCTTCTTCTGTTGCGCCTACGCTGTCAATCATCCCTTTCACTTGCTCATTAAATCCTTCTACACCTCCTGATAGAAGTGATGTGGCAGCTTTTCCAGCCTCAGCAGAACCAAACATATCATTTAAACTTTTCCCGCTTTTTTGTGCTGCATCCTCCAGAATTTGTACGACTTCACCCAAACTTTTTCCACTTGCCATCAGTTCCTTAAAACTTTGTCCAGCTGTTGCCCGTAATGTCTTGTCCGCGGTTGTGCCAGATTTGGAAAGCTCATTGAGCATACTGTTCATATAGGTTGTCGTTTCTGCTGCTGCAATTCCTTTGCTTGTCATGATTGCATAGCCGGCACATAACTGTTCCAATGCAACATTGTTTGCATTTGCTGTTGGAATAATTTTTCCCATTACACTAGATAACTGACCAACACTTACCTTACCTTTATTTTGAGTTTGTACCAACATATCAGATACTTTTGATACTTCCTCTGCTTCCATGCCATAAGCATTTAATATCGTGGTGAGGACATCTAATGTCTGTGCACTGTCTGCAAATCCTGCCTTGGCCAATTTTGTTGAATAGGACACAAAATTTACAGCATCCCCTGTCTTCTGTCCGGCAGAAATTGCATTATATACATCATCTGCTATCTGACTAGCTGCAAGTCCGGTTGTATTTGACAGTTTCATGATTTCACTGGACATCTCATCAAGCGGTACAGCTTTTTCATCAGCAATCGTTGAAACCTTTGCCATAGCAGTTTCATAATTCTTTGCCGCCTGAACGGGACCGGCATAGATTGCGGTTGCGATACCGCCAAATACCCCTATTGTTCCTGCTAATTGCAATTTAGTCTGGGAAATGGCAGCCTGGATTTCTTTCTGTTTTTCATTTAAACTTCTTAATCTCTCCTGGGAAGATTTCAGTTTGTCATAGGATTTCTGCAGTTTTTCGTTTTCACTGGCAAGGTTTTTGGTACTGATTCCTGCCTGCTCTAATTCCTCTCCCAGCTCCTTCATTTTTTGGTTATGATTTTCTATACTGGCAGAGGTTTGCTTTATCTGGACTTCTTCTTGTTTCAATCTATGATTACACTGTTCAAGCTCCCTGGTTTCTCGGCTTAATTCAGCTGTTAATGCACCCGTTTCATCTCCATTTTTTTCAATTATGGCATTTAATGCATCAATATGCTCTTTATGTACCTGAATTTTCTGTGCTGTCTTTTCGTGCTGTATCTGCAGCTTTTCCAGCTTTTCTGTCTGCTTGAGAATTGCATTGGAAGATTTCGTGTAGCCATCAACCTTCGATTGCAGAGAATTGATTCCTTTTACACTTTCTTGCAGCTTCTTGTTTGTATCAATCGCACTTTTAAATGTGCTGTTAAAGTTTCCTCCAAGTGCGACTTTTAACTTAAACAAAAGCTCAAATTCCTTTTGCGACCCTGCCAAAATCCCACCCTCTTTCCTGTCACGTATTTTGTGCCAGGCGCTTTTGTTCTTTCCTGTCTTCCTCCTCTACTTCATTGCTGCTCTTAATCCAGAGAAAAAGTCTAGTTAGTGGAAGCTGCATAAAAAACGGAATCGGCGTATGAGAAGCCCTTGCCAGTCGGTATACCTGTTTCCTAATAAAATTTGCGGGACTTTTCATCTTTAGTAGCCCGCTTCGATTAAAAAACTTCGTGCCTCATTTTTAATTTTCATGTAATCTTTTAATTTCAGCCGTCTTAACTCATCTGCCCCCACTCCTGCTGCACGGGCAGCAAGCATAGTTTGAAATACGGAGGATACTTCTGGGGTTAGGACATATTTATTCTGGTCCTGTAATTCTTCTTCGATTGCTTCCACATCTTCCCCACATAACTTATCAAAATAGAAAGTAAGGCTTTTGTAAGTCTTTCCTTCTATTTCTACAGGCTCGGAGAACTTATGTGTATAATTGATACTTTTTTTATGTTTGGATTTTTTTTCAGCCATGTTAAGAATTCCTGTTTTCTTTATTTCTTGCTGTTCTTGTGTAAATTCTTCCTGCATTTCCTCATTGACAATTTTATTTTCTTCCATATCGTTTTCCTTTTCTTGTTAAAAAAATGAAAAAAGCAACCATTATGGCTGCTTGTATCACTTGCCTAATGCGCGTTTAACTTCACTAAGATAATCCGTTCCATTGATATAGTAAATAAAATTCAGCGGATCTACTTCAATTACTTTTTTTCCTGCCAGATACAGTGCATAATAAAATACGGCATATTCTCCACTGGAATCTGCAGTAGATGCTACAGCAAGCTTTCCTGGTGCAAATTTTTTGGGTTTTACCCTCATAATATGCTTGGCCGCTACTACTTCTATTTTTGAAGTTCGTGTATTGGTAATCTGCTGAGAAGCACGCAAATCTATTTTATGTATCCGTGGTTCTGCCAGCCTGATTGCGGCTGCGGTTACGGTTCTGAAATTTAAGGTTAATGTCATTGCTTCAATATGTCCTAACACAACCCCTTCCACATTTCCTGAAATGCCTGCTCCCTTGATTTCTTCGGTGAGATTTGCCACATCTGGAAGGGTTGCTTCTGACATTCCAAGGTATTCATTCGCATCCTCGTATACAGCAAAATTCGTAATAATTTCATCTATTCTTGCCATAATTCGTCTTCCTTTTCTTATGATACAGATAATAAGTTAGATAAATAAGATACATCATATTCTAAAACATATTCCATTAACCGAAGTGGAGAAGGCGGCGTAATATAAATATGAAATTTCGCTTTTCCTGACATTAATGCAGTGTCACTGTTTTCTTCGTCCCGCAGTTCTACCCGACCTCCTATAATTTTTTCTTCGGCTGTCAGGCTGTTGAGCCAGTCATTAACCCCTTGCAGGATAGCATCTATCAGTCTTCTTACCAGCCTGCGGTCTGTATAATACCAATAAGAAAGGGTTACTGTCTTAGCAACCCATTTAAACATCCGCGAGATGCAGTAAAAATAATCTACCGGATCCGTATTGGCAGGGAAACAGGCTGTGTAATCCCCCCAGCTTACAAATCCGTTAATAAAATTGAGTGCTGTTATAATTCCGTTATCATTTAAGTAGTTTGCCTGCTGCACATCAAGAATTACTTCTTCCCCATTGGCAAGTACCATACTGTCAGCCTGCAGTGATTTATTGGATGCACTTTCACATGGTGTTCCGCCTCCCAGGGAACTGTCATTATCTGTCCGCACTATCAATCCGGCAAGCTGAGAGGAATAGTTGAAAATTCTGCTTCCTAATTTTAGTTTGGGAAAGCATACCAGTTCATTTGTCTTCATGTAATTATTAGACTGTTTCCAGGAAGGAGCTTCTGTATAATAGGTTACACCTTGTTCTTGTGATGTATCAATATCCAAAATTGCGTCTGCAAGAAACAGACCATTAATATTTTCCCCTTTGGCCGACATCACTGCTGCAACTTCACTGTCTTGTGACCAATTCGGACATAAAATCAAATCAGGAACTATTCTATATTTCGGAAATACGCTGTCTATCAGCTCCAACCCTGTACTTTTGTGGGTTGCTACATGATAACCGCCTATAATATCAGCTCTGGTTATTTTCGTTGGGTCAATCTCTGAAAACTGTACATTTATGGTTCCTTTTGTATCTTCCAGGAATTCAATGACACAGTTGGTATCATTATAAAATACCTCAAAATCAGTTCCCACCTGTTTATCAGTAACCTTCACAGTATCTGCAATCGCTTCAAGCGGCAGCATCACCTGGTTGTCCACAATATCATATTCTCCAGAGGTTTCTTTTTTATGCTTTTGAGGGTCTAATACATTTACCAAAAAAATAGGGGCAATCTGGTATAACTGGAAAGCGGTATAAATGACTTCGGAAAGTCCATAGGCTTCCCAGTTATCCGAATATCCCAATGCTTCAACCGCTTCTTTATAATTGTTTGCCATAATTACTTCATTGATTTTTCCGCCTGCTGTCTGCACAGGAGACGTTCCAACAGCAAAAATAATTCCGCTTTCTGCAACGATTGGGGTTGAAATACTTGTCATTAATTTTGAAGTGCTTATTCCATGTGTAATTGTAGCCATTCTTATTCCTCCCCTGCTGATGCCTGTCCTGCGATACTGGAAACAAGATCTGTATAATACTTATTTAAAATATTTCCTGCTGTCCTTGTCTTATCCTTTTTTTCTGCCATCTTGCCAACTGGGACAAGCAGTTTTTCTACCAGCGGATACCTTTCCAAGACTTGCCCAAGCTCTTGTTTGATTTCTGATATCGTTCCGACTAAGATTCTATTGGTTTTGAGCTGGCCAGCCGGCAATGATGGCCCTATATAAGCCAGAGTTACCGTTCCAGCGGTCAGGTCCCTTTCTGTGTTTGCCGTTTTGTCAGCATCCTTAGAAACAGTCTTTGTTTTCTTCATAGTGATTACTGCCTTATCCTTTTCTGCCGCTTTTTCGGGACTTTCTGCTTTCTCTATTGCCATAATTCTTCTACCTCTCTCTTAATTGTTGGGATTGACCAGTTTGTTATCATTTCCCCAAAATAATAAGGCTGGGTACTGTCTGGATATATGAGATATTCCAAAGGATTTTGGAGGACAAACCGTTCACCGACGATTCCGGTTTTTTTCAATTCGCTTCTTATACGTAATATTACATTCAGAACATCAAGCGCACCTTCGCTTCCATCCTCAGAATAGGTTCCTACCACAATCCGCACAGTAGCTCTGCTTTCTTCTGGTTCCCGTTCCTCTTTATCGTCTTTTCCTGTGAGGAATTGCAGCAAAATATATGGAATCTTCTGTGTTTGGTCTTCCTTTGTTGGAAGCCGCATTTGATAGACATCTGCTGCACGTACTTTTACTTCTTCTTTATTCCTGTTTCTTACCCGTACTTGCAGTTTAATATCTGCTGTTTTTTCTTTGATAAATTTCTCCAGGCACCCCAACAGTATAATTGGTGTCATGTTTCTATCCTCCGTAACCGCTTAATATACGGTCAATTTCATGCTCCAGATGGTTATTGATAAGTTCCTGGGTTTCTTGTTCCAGTTGTATAAGTACACTCTGATTTCCTATCATCTGCCCCATTGCAAGACCCATCTTTTCTTCCAGCTTTTCTGTATGTTGATTTCCGGTTCCGCTTTTTGTTTTTCCCATACGGGATTGTATCCCCTGTTCTCCTGTCCGTTCAAATACACCTAAATGTCCACTTTTCATCTGCGCAACGAAAGACTCTTCCAATACACCGCCGCTGCCTTTTTTTACACTGGCAAACACAGTTTTTCCAGTTCCTGGAACTTTGGGGGTTACACTGAATTTGTATAATGGAATTTTATATCCTGCAAAGGAAATATATCCTGCCAAATCTCCTGTACTGGCTTTTTTAATTCTGGTCTTTGTAGCTTCACTGGCTGCACGGGATTGTACGGTATAAACTTCTCTTACTTTCTTAATTGCTCCTGACTTTACCTTTGATAATCCTTTGTTCATTGCATTTGATAAAGCACGCTCTGCACCTTTTGGAACACCTGCCAGAATATGCTCCACCCTCTGTACTGTTTCCGCCGAAAGTTCAATCATTCTGTCAATGCCCCCAATTCCAATACAATTTCTCCAGCTTCATAGCTGCTTTTTTCAATAATATAAAGATTGACTGCGCCAGCTTCTTCCAGCTCGATTTCCCTGCCCTTTTGCGGCACAATTCCAATCGCTGTATGTGATAGGTACAATACGGCATCCACTCGGTATATGCCCTCTGCATTATCGCTACCTGGTTTCTTCCTGTCTGCTTGCGTTACATGGTCAAGTACAGCCGGAACGGTGTACTGGCTTCCTTCATACCATAGGTTCATGATTTCGGCAAACTCTCCAGGATTATGAAATGTTTTTAAGTCTTTTAATAGTTGTGCTTTAAAATCCATTATTCTATGCTTCCATTTGCTCTTCCTGAAAATTGATGACTTCTCCCTGCAGCTCTTTTAATCCCTTTTCCTCATAATTTTCGCCTAAATCAAGACCCATAGAAGCAGCATAGGCGAATACGTCTTTTTTAGAACGGATTTTTCGGATTTCCTCTGGACTTTTGAGTATGTCAGGTTCCGTTTCATGAAATCCAAAAAAGTCTCTCTCGGAATCCTCCTCAACAGTTTTATCATAAGAATCTGCTGCAGTTGCCTCCATATCTATAGGAACAACAAAACCCTTTGATTTTAAGAATCCCAAATCTGCAGATGAAATATCTCCTGGAAGAATGGCTTCTGGCTGGTATTCTCTCCCGCCGGTTATGATGGTTACTTTTGTTTTATACCTCATGATTGGCCAGCCTCCCTTTTTGCATAGATAACTGCCCAGGATTCCACATCAAACGGACGCGGAAGCGGTCTGGAGGTTAGTCTTACTTTCTTGACTTCGCTGGTTTCATCAACCCATACTTTAGGAACCAGCTTGCCTTCATAGGAACGGAATTTTTTATCCTCCATCTGTGTAACAAGCCCATATTCGATTTGCCCCTCGCCTGTTGAATGGCCAAGAAGAACGGTCCCAGAAGGGATAATGGATTCATCCTCCCCTTCATCATTTAAAAACCATTCATCATAGGTATAAAGGTCAAGATCCAGTTCTGCAATCCTTCCATAAAAGGTCAGCGCTGGATCTACAACACGAGGCTCAATCACAACATTTTTCATATTCAGCACATCCATAGCCTTAATGACAAATGTATTCCTAATAAAGTCTTCAATTATATCAGATGAAAATATCGCAATATCTGGTGCCCGACCAGTATCTTTGATAATTTTCTTGCGCAATCTGCGGAAAAGAGGAAGCGGATTGACCGTCGCAAGCGTCCACTGTTCATCAGTTCCCAATACCACAATATTAGTGAAGCCAAAATCAATCTGGACATCCACTCCTTCTTCTTCGTCAAGCACATCCAGCTTTCCCTCGAAAAGAATCTGTCTGCACATCCATTCTTTTCTTCTGTCAATAGCATCTTCCAGATCGGTTAAGTCTTTTGCAAGAAGCTCATCCTCTCGCTCCTCTGGTGTTCTCTGTGAATAGATATTCTCACCGATTGCACGGCTGGAAATGTCGTCAATAGTCAGCGGTCTTTCTGGTGCAATTTTCGGTGTTGAAAACTGATTTGTTTTCCAGCCCTGGCGCGAAATCACTTTCCCGCCCTTACGTGGGCTTACAAACGGCGCCATGATACGTTTTCCCTTGCGGACATCAAACTCAACTTTTTCCGTTACATGGGTCTGTTCGCTAGGGAAAAAAGTTTTCTGCAAAAACGATCTGACAGGCGGCGTCTGGTCATATGCTTCCATCATTTCCCGTGTGGTATATTCTGCCATTCTCTTAGCCCTCCTTATTCATAGTTCTGTACATTCCGAAGGTAAATTCCCACCTTTTTCATGTCATTTTCATAGGTTTCAATTGTTGTATCCTCTCCAGACACAATTACCGCCGCGCGGTTATATTCTCCGGTCTGGTAACATACAGCAGGGATATTGTCAGCGGAGGCGTCGGTTCCTGTGTCGCAATCGTCAGTCAGGATTCCGAACACTTCCAGGTTCATTTCTGTTTCAGATGCACTTTCACCTTCTCCATTTTTTACCTTTACAATAGATCCAGCAAAATATCCAGACTTGTCAGTACCTTTCATAATTAGGGAACCACGCTTTAAAATGCCTTGACCTGCCTTTAGTCCGATTCCCTCTTTCAATATGGGAAATTCGTTTCCGGCAATCAGAGAATCTGGTCTAAATGTTCCGATTTCTTCAAATAATCTCATATCATCTTCCCCTTCTGATGTCTTTTTTCAGCTTTGCAGCAAAACCGTTTACTTTCTGTGCGTTTTCAGCCTGTTTCTGGCTTTCTGAATCATATCCCATGTTAGGCTCTGTTTCGACTGCTGCTGCACCGGAATTCTGCATATCATTAACCATCTGATTTAAAAATTTTGTTCCAGCTGCATGATTTGCTTTCATTTGTGCCAGCGCTAAATCAGCGGCTGACATTGGTTCATCATATTTCGCCTTCATCAACAATCCTTCTGGGATTCCGTTTGAAATTTCGTCAATATCTTTCAGGCGTTCCCGTTCTTCGGAGACAGCATCCGCTGCAATCTGTTCACATAACTGTGGATAGGCTGCTTTCAGCGCTGCTGTGTCAGTAATAACAGATTCTGTTTTTTCTTTTTCATCCATCTTTGTAGTTCCTTTCTGAGAGTTTTTTGATGTATTAAAAAAAGTTCGGGATTCTTTCTGTGATGGGTTAGAAAGATCCTGAACCTTTTTTTGTATTTTGTCTGGAACAAATGTTTCTACATAATTTTTAAAGCTGTAGGAAACCCCGTTTACGATAAAGTTATTAGAAATAGCGCTGTTTTGAAAATCGGATTCGATTACACCATCGCAAAATCCAGCGTCAACTGCTTCCTGACCAACATACCAGCTTTCTTCATCCATCAGTTGATTGATTTCATCCTCTGTTTTGTTCAGCCGTTCCATATATGCACAAACAATACTTTTCTTTACTTGGTTTGTAACATCCGCCAGTTTTAAAAGTTCTTCTGCCTGATAAGATCCCCATAAGCTGATAGAAGGATTATGTGCCATCAGGATTGCATTTTTAGCAATCCTGCGGCTTTCGCACGCCATCAGGATAATCGTTGCAGCACTGGCGCATATCCCAATAATAGTACCAGTAATCGTTGCTTTGTTCAGGATAAGTGCATTATAGATTGCATTTGCCGCAAATACATCACCGCCGCCCGACTGGATCACTACGTTTATCACTTTCTTATCGCCCAGTGCATTTAATTCACTGATAAAATTTCGGTATGTAATACAATCATCATCCCACCAGCTTTCTTCCGACTGAATCGTACCAAAAAGCTGTAATTCCGCTGTGTCTCCATTATCCAGGAAGTTCCAGAATTTTTGCCTATTGGAACTGTCTTTTGGTTCCAATAGGATTCCCGTTTTCGATTCCAGACTCCCCGCTGCTGTTGGCTGATTTGTTATCATCGGTTTCCGTTTCATCGATTTCTTCCTCACTTTCTTTCAGAATTTCGTTTTCCGGCTGTTTTTCTGTCCCTGAAGAAATCCCTGCCGCTTCCATTAGCTGCTTTTCACGTGCCAGCTGCGTGACATTACTGTCAAAATCACCGCCTGTCATTTCTATGGTTTCTTTCTGCCGTGTGGATAAGCCGATATGGATGCGCTTTTCCGCCGCATTTACCTCTTTCACCGGATCAATCATGCCTTGTGCTGGTCCATTCCATTGTGCACCGCAATATGCAGCACGAATCAGGGGGTCCAAAAAGAAACCAGGAGCCTTGAGGCGGCCATTTGCAATGGCTTCTGTCAAAAACAGTTCATATACTGGCTGACAAAAATCAGCTGCCAGCCACGAGCGTTTCATCCGGAACGCTTTCCAGGCTTCCAATAGTGCAGCACGAGAAGCAGAATAGCTTGATGAAAAATGTTTTGTAAGAAGTTCAACTGGTATTTCCAAAGCTGCGCCAACATATTTTGCCAGTGATGTTGTAAACGCATCAAAATTGCTTGACGGTCTTTTTGCGTCAGCAATCTCCACACTCTCACCAGGTGCCAGTATGTTGACAATTCCAGGTCCTATCTCATAATTTCTATCATCATCGGAAATCTGATCTTCTTCATCCACAATGCCAGTAAAAGCGATTTCCGATGTACCTTTTTGGGATGTAACGAACACAGTAAAAAATCCGTTGATAACAGCAGCCATCATTTCCGCTTCGCTGTACCTTGTCAGCTGTTTTAACGATTCAATGACTGGTGCCAAATAGGGAACACCCCTATATTGTTCTGCCCGTTCTGTTTCGTATATCATTAGGACGTTAGGCATTCCAGTGTTGTCTCCAAACGCCTTAACCCGCTTCCACTCTTTTTTTGTATAAAGGCTGCTGTTTGGATAGGTGGAACATATATGATAGGCGACAATGCGATTATTGCTATCTACCTCAACGCCGTTGAAAATCCGGTTTTTCGTGTCTGGATCCGTAGCATATAAATAGACATTGTTTCCGGTACTGTGCGGAGTGGAAACACGATCTGACTCTATCAAATGAATCCGCAGTCCATACGGAAGCGCCCTCGTTGGCCGTTCATATTCCAGAAGTACGCAGGCATCACCGTTCATCAGCCAGGACATACATGCCACTTGCTGAATTTCGTAAAAATTATTTACCCTTGTGGAATCACAAAATTTTGACTTCGCCCACAATTCAAATTCACGCTCGGCATCCCGCTGCCACGCGGCAGCTTCATCCATTGTCATTCCAAGAAACTCTGCGTCTATCGTGCTTTTTAACCGTAAGCCCTCACCGACTATATTGGTTCGGTTCGTTTTAATTGCTGATACAGCCAGTGGCGCCGACATAAACAGGCTTCTTGACCTCTGCCGCAATATGGGTATATTTTTATCAATATCTTCTTGCGGTGTTTTACTGGATGCCAGCCAGCCGCGCATGGAATTTTTATTCCGTGCTGCTCCTGATTCATCATATCCAGAATTTTGAAATGCTCTCATTGTTCGCAGCTTTAAACGAGCCGATTCTCGCCGTAATGCCAGTTGTGGACTTATCTTTTCGATAGCTTTATCAAATAGATTCATAATTTTACCGCCTATATATCCCGTGGAAGGAGGCGGAACGCTTTATTTTTCCCGCCGCTTGATTCCAGCAGTTCAATTTGCCCTTCTAGGTCTTTGATTGCTGCCCGTATGGTAGACAAATCGGCCCGTTTTAGGCTTCTTGAACCAATCGTATATTCCTGATTCAGCAGCACCGCTTCTTCGGCTTCATAGTACATGGAAAGCCGTTTTTTGTACCGTTCCAGGCGCTCTTTTTGCAATCTTATCAATGAAATTCCTCCTTTCTACAATGTAACCCCATGGTTTACTGCTCCCGTCCGCCGTTTTTTCTTCGCTTTCCCTGGCGGTTTTTTCATATAATTGACACCTGCTTTTACTTTATTTTCCAAAATATCCCAATCAGGATGCAAGATTTCAACGGCTGCTGTATTGTAGACACGAAGATCCAGAGGTTCATTCCTTATACCGCTTTTCTTTTTCCACTTTACAACCGCCCGATTATCTTTCATTTCCACTACCCTCTGTTCGCTATTGAGACCCTTTATCACCGTTTCACTATATCCATACTCCGCATTGATCGGAAAATGGCAATACCCTGGCCCCTCGTCAACGGTAGAAAGCCTGGAAACCACAATTTCTTTCCCGCTATCCACTCCAAGAATAAACACTTTCACGTTATATTCATTGTTAGTTGACAGTTTATGTATTAACGGAATTCCTTGATTTTCCCGTCCGAATCCTTTTATCCCATAGATACGCTTTCCCTTTTTTTCCATTTGTTTGAGGAATTTATAACACTCAGTTGTCTTATGTCCGCCAGTATCAATACAGGTAAGAGCGATTAAAAGAGAAGATCCAGACACAAAGTGAAATTCCCTTTCAAGCCACAATTCCAATCGCTGCCAGGTTTCTTCTTTGTCCAAATCCCCATATAATTTTTCATATTTGATTCCCCAGGATTCAAACCCACGTCCCCAGCCGACAACCTCAATTTCAAACCGATCATCCTGGACATCAACTGATGCCGTTAAAAGAAGGACACCCTCTGGAATCTCTGCTTGATACCGTTCCCGACGTGTAAGAAGGGAATCATCATCTGCACCCTTTCCGCGTGCTTCCCAGGTTTCCCCCAGCACCGTATTGATAAAAGTTTTCAGCTTATTGATGTCGCCGTTTTCTTTCCTTTCTTTTTCCGCTTCTCTCCATTCTCGAATAATTGCGGGCCAGTGTGTCCATGGGGAGGCCAATTCGTTTAGGTGAAAGGAACGCTTTCTATGCCGTTCCGGATGTGCTGAAATCCATTTCCCCTCCCCTTGCTTCCAGTCAACCTCAGAAATGTGCTCCCCGCAAAATTTGCACTCCATTGTCACATCAGAAAAGTGAATTCTGCTCCATTCGTAGGGCTGATATTTCCCACAGCATGGACAGGGAACACACCATTCTTCCATTGTGCCGGATTGAAACTCCTTTTCTATCTGGCTGGCTCCTTTTATTGTCGGCGTGGAAACTTTGATTTTCTTTTTATTCCAGAAAGCGGTTGTTCGTTTCTCCGCCAGCTTAATCGGATTTCCTTCTGTTCCGGCACTGACCGGATAACGATCGGTTTCATCCATCAGGACAATCCTCACTGGACGCGAAGCAAGGCTGGAAGCAGAATTTGCACCGGCGATTGTTACATGGCCGCCAGGGAATGTTTTATGCAAAATCGTATTTCCAGAAGTCCTGGATTTTACGTCACGCACTTTTCCGGTCAGCCTTGGTGTGTCGCGGATCATAGGGGCTAAACGGTCTTTTGAAAAATCTTCCGCCATTGGCTTAAGAGTTGGCTGTACTACCAGCATAGGCGCCGGATCGTAATCTATATAATAACCGATAATATTTAAAATCAATTCTGTTTTTCCGACTTGTGCGCTGCTCATGATAACAATATCTTCCACAAGCGGATCATTGACAGCATCCATAATTTCCCGTTGATAAGGTGCCCTGTCTGTGTTCCACTGCCCAGGTTCCGCCGCACTTTCCGGCGATAATCTCCGGTAACGATCCGCCCACTGGCTAACCGTCAGGACGGGCGGCGGACTGATTGCTTTTGCAAGATCCCTAAATAGCTTCAGCGTCTTAAATTCAATACTGCGATCTTTGCGGCGTGTTTTCAGGATAGCTGTATCAGGATTCACAAGCGGAAATGGCTCAAGTGTTACCTTCTTGCTCATACTCGCCTTCACTTTCCTCTACATATTCATCACTATAAAATGCCTTCGGATCGTAATCTTTCAATTCATTGAGCGCTTCGATTACCTCTTTTGTCAGGCGTTCTTTGATAAAAGCAACCTCTCGGTTTTCCAGAATCGGCGCTACCTTGGAAGGAATACTCATGATTTTGGTTTTAAAGGCAACTAACATATCCATCATAACGATTTGTACATCCTCTGCCTTGTGCAATTCTCCTTTCATGACTTGCAATTTTAATTCTGATATATGACGTTTAACTCTCTCATGTAATGCCTTTTCTTCATCAAAATTGATTTCACCGTCTGCCAGCTCCACGCCAACGCCCTCTGCCGCCAACTTCAGCGTAAGAAGATAATTCTTTATGGATTCCACTAGCTTATAGCGGCCCTTTGCAGCTCTTACAACAATTCCTTCTTCTGCCATCTGCCGAATCCTTCGGTCAGTAACCCCAAACATATCCCCCAGCACCGCTGCAGATACGGTTATGCTATCTATATTCGTAACTTTTGTTGAATCTAACTCTGTCCTTGCCATGTCTTTCTTCCTTTCTGACTCCAAAACCGGAAACGGCAACTTTCATTATTATTTTTTTAAATCTAGCCACAGATTGGGCTCGTGCACCCGCAACTTTTTTTGTGTGTTTGAAAGAACCTAATTTTCGTATACAATAATCATCCGAACTGATTTTCATTTACAGCAGGATATCATCAATGATTTGGTTCCTGTTTGCCTTATACTGTACTATTTGTATTAGTACAATTCATTCAATTTACTTGTTATATCTTATGGCTTTGTCAAATCGTTTGATTAGAGTTCTTTCAATATAGACCCTCCAAAAAAAGATGCCCTGTATTAACAATGATTGGATATGTCAAGTAACAGATAAAAATAAAAATCCCTTCCCATTTTGCTTACAATGAGAAGACACAATAAAAGACTATCTCCTGCCGCATTTCTTAAAGCTCAGTCCCATGATAGCCTTATCTTTATTATCCTGGTTAATCCCAATATAACGTAATGTTTCACTCATATGGGAATGATTGAAGATATCCTTGAGTGTAACTGCATCATGTGTCTGCTGATACATATGATAACCGAATGTCTTTCGCAGCGTATGTGTGCCTATGCTGCTGATACCGAATACTTCTCCAGCATTAGACAGAATATTATATGCCTGCTGGCGGCTGATGGGCTTGTTGAGAAAGTTTGGGCTTTTAAACAAATACTCAAAATCCTTTTTTCCTCGTATATAATTTACAAGAATCGGTTTCAGTTCTGCATTGATGGGAAAGCGTTTTTCTTTACCCGTCTTTTTCTCCCGAATATAGACGGCGTCCTTATCCTTAACATCACGTACACGGAATTTCAAAATATCAGAAATCCGAAGTCCAGTATAAATGCCAAACATGAAAAGAACATAATCCCGTTCATTTTTGGATTTCAGATAATCAGCCATATCCAATACCATGTCCATATCTCGGATTGGTTCCACGGTATTCAAGAAACACACCCCCTTTATCCCACGAAAAAAGCGCCGCCCTCTGGCTGCGCTTCTTGCCTTTTGATACACGTATCACTATACATAGTATAACACAGGTCAAGGCGACATTTCAACGACATATTTGGCGACAAAAAGATGACATAAAAGGCGACATTTATGAACTCAAAAAATCCGCTTATATCAACATTATTTTGACCTTTTGTTCATAAAAAATTCACAAAAAATTCATGTTTGAAAAATTTTCTTTTTTAAAGCAGTCCCTGGTTCCTCATACTTGCTTCTATTCGTTGGATATGGCGTTTAGAAAACCCCATTTTATCTGCAGTTTCTTCTTGTGTCAATTTACGGATAACACGCCAATAATAAACCTGTTCTTCATTCCCGCCCAAGGTTTCATATATCTTTTTTATCCGCTTTTTGCTTTGGTAAAGTTTTGATAGCTCCGTTTTCAGTCGTGCAATCTGTTCTGCGTCCCGTTGTATCATCCGTAATCCCTCTCCAAAAGAGATATGGACCCTGTTTCCTGATTCCTTGGAATAATCAATCCCTCTGACCTCAGCCGGCCCTCGCCATCCGGACATTTTCTTTATCTTTGCGATTGATCTTTGATGGTTTTCGATCTGCTCATTTATCAGCATGACCTTTAATTCAATTTCGTTGAAAATATCTCTTTCTTTACTTAGTTTATTTGGTTTTGCCATAGTTCCAGCTGCTCCTTGAAATAATGTGACCGCAATCCCACTGGCTTTAGACGGTGGGTCAAGGCCACAAAACTAATGGTTGCTATCACTTAGTTTTTCTGCTATAGTGTATTCATACACGAACATTGATAACTGTATATAGAAGGTTGTGCCGAGAAATTCATGCGAAAACCAAGCATTTCCTTCGGCACGTAAAATATACAAGGTACAAATGTACGATATAAACCGTAATAGGGATGGTGCAGCCCGAATTTACGCCTGTGGAGATAGTAGGTTACGAGGGTGCTGTGTGCCAGTGACACACGGTTAGCACCAACCGAAGCGGATCGGAGACCTGAGAAGCAGGAAGCCCATTGGCTTTAGCCAATGGGTAGTTCACATCCACTCACTCACCTTCCATATTCCATATACACACAGATATCTTTTATATTTTCGTATGTCCCGCACTGTTGGCAGATTTCTTCCCCATTCTGGTATGGACACTCCCTGCAGGCTTCAAGCTCCTGCTGCAACGCAAGCCCCATCACCCCCATATAAATTGAGATTCCAAAACGACTGTCCGCTTCTTCTTTTATGACTTCTTCCTCTATCTCATATTTTTTCTTTAATTTCTTATAAAGTCGCTTGGCAGTTTCCCTTTCACCACCCACGCCACGTTCTGCAAGCACTTTCAATGCTTTCAGCTTCTTTTCAGCCTGTTCCTTTGTCAAAATTTCCTCCCTCCTCTATGGTTTATGTATCTGTCTCAACTTGGTCAATTACTTCACCCTTGGTTTATACGTCCGTTCACTGGATAAATATTCTTCTTCCTTACGTTGACGGCCTAACAGCTGCCTTAACTTATTTAATGTTTCCCTGTGACTTTTTTCCTCAAAGAACTTTACTACTAATTCATTGCGTTTTACGATATCCTTATGTTTTCTCCGTTCTCTCCTGCTGCTCTGAAACTTCGTTGCTACCCGATTGCGTTCTCCTTTCTCTTGTGCAAACTCCAACTCATGCAGCAAGTCCTGGAGGCGCTTATCTTCCCTACTAACTGCTTCCTGGGCCATTTTATACTCTTGATAGCAATGGTCAACAAAATTTAAAAATTCCTCCAGGCTCTCTGCTGGGGTTCGTATCGTTTCTGACATACACTATCTTCTCCATTCCACTCATTTAGCTAGTACCTCCTTCATGTTCTCCTGGACAGTTGGCAACATACAAAGACGCATCGGAAGCTCACTTCCTTTGACCCTGCAATTCCAACTACATCCATTGCAGTCTTTTTCATCATCGGGATTGACCCGAAACATCTCCTGACACTCTTTAAAATCCTGCTGCATCGTTTCTGTCACACAAATCCGAACTTCTGCTTGTGGCGAGAAACGATAACTACGTTCTTTCATCGTTAGCTTCTCCCTTCTCTTCTTGCCAGCCATAGCACTTTCTTCTTGCCGCAACTCTTACCTTTGCGATACTTACCCCTACTTGTGCCAGCTCTGCTTCGGCAAATCTTAAATGGCTACGATTCAGTTCCAGGTTTTCCCTATTATCTATCAATACCAGATTGGCAATATCGCAATTATCTTTGTTGCCGTCCAGAAAACTTACCTTTTTCCCTTCTGGAATCTCCCCATAATGTTCTTCCCATACTTTCCGATGCATTAACTCAAATCTCTTCCTTTGTGTCCCATCTTCTTTTACTTTCTGCATGAGATAGCCATCTGTGGTGTGTGTATATTCTCCAACCTCCATATGGTTTGCAGGTACATGTTCCTTGTGAAACATGGTTGCCTTGCACTTTTCATACTTCTCTGGACTCATGTTCTTTCCCTTGTTTGCAGGTACATGTCCTTTCTGAAATCT